TTGAAATAGACATTCACATCGTTGATGATATCTTTCAGGACCTCAAATACGGACTTGAGAGCTGAAGCCTGAATTGTCCTAAAATGCATCTTAAAATTTAATGTGCGCGAAATCTTTAAGACCGAGTCTTGTACGGATCACAGTTACTACGTAACTGGTCTCTAGCCCTGTCTCTTGGCCTGATAGGCGTCGGTCACGCTCATGTTTATTCTAGCCTCCAATTCAGGTGTCAAAATAGGCTGAAGAGACTCGCCGTACTTGTCAAGCTCGAACATACCGGGTGCATCTGACCCGTCCAGGTTCTGACACAACCCGTTGCCACAGTCCCACGACTCGAATTCAGTAGGAATCATAGACAGAAGCCACGCCTTGACTTCAGCACCGACGCACATCTTCCCTTCGTTAGTCACCAGGGTGGGCACGCGCGTAATCTTCTTGGAAGGCACACCGGAAGTCGTCACGTTATGGAACCTGATAATTTCGAGGAGAGCCGGCTGGGTCTTTATAAACCCGATAATATCCTGTGAAAATTTGCACTTGTCTGAATAGACTAGAAGAGCCATCTACTTTATGTTAGGGTTTTTGGGGGAGTCAGTGAGCGCAGCTCTGCTTTTTTGTTTGGGTATAGTAATGAAGGATCTCGCGGTTCTGGTCCTCGCGGCCCTCGTCCTATTTTTCGTATGGAATGGGCGCCAGGGTAAAAAGTCCATGTACGCCGCCGGCGACGTGAACCTGACGGCTCCTGTGCCCCCTCTCATCGTCCAGGCAATCATCGAAAAGGTTCAGTCCATGAAACCGGACATGGCCCCTATCGATACTTTGTTTGTCAATATTCAACCTGACGGTAGTTATAATTCCCGCATCATGTTCTTCGATACTAAGCACTTTCTGGGTGCGCAGTACGACGTCAGTGCGAAAGTGAACACTGACGGCTCGGTCGATATTCTCAAGCTGGGTGACTCGTCGACGGTCGACCCGACCACAGGATACCTGCCGGACGTGTACCAGCCATGGGTCGATGTTCAGAAGAACCTCGACGACCAGTTCAAGGGGGCTCTCAAGGGGTACAAGAATCAGCCACCCCAGCCCAGCCTGCAGAGCATTCCGGCTGCATACAAGGAGAATATGATCTTGACTCAGAGCAACCTGTTGACTCGGTCCTAAGGGGCCTACGCGTAACACCTCCTCCTCTTAATTCCATACCTAAATTAGATGGCCTTGTCAGCCAAACAACTCGTCGCCTCTGAAAAGAAGCGGGACCTTGCGAAAAAAGAGTACTACCGTGCCCTTCTTGAGCAATTTTGTCGTAAAATTAGAGTCTCTTCAGAACTCGGGAACAAGGATGTGATCCTGACCGTTCCTCCTTTCGTCGTCGGGTTCCCCAGGTACGATCTTCCAATGACCGTTGGGTACATGTGTCGCCAGCTCCAGAGACTCGGATACATTGTGAATCTCGTGGGTCCACTCGACATTCGCGTTCAATGGAACAGAGCCGCCGGTCTCGATTCTGAAATGAAAAAGGAAGAACTTGATCCCGGGACGTACCTCCCAAGCCTCGTCAACCTCAAAAAGACTGCCGAGAAACTGCGCATCACGAAAAAACACTAAACTTTTACTCTAGCATTGTACTAAATGGACTTGCTGAACGAGTCTGAACGCCGTTTCACCAAGAAGTTGTGTGACGCTATGATTCCCGTGATGATTGAAGCATTCTGGGAAATATGGCTCGAGGCCAAGAAAGAGTCCCAGGGCAAAAACACGACTCGGGTGTTTCAGGAGCTGCTCCGGGGCGTCAAGACGTGGAACTCTTCAATTTCACTCAAAAATACAGACGCCATCATGAAGAACCAGCCCCTGTTTCCCAACCTCTTGGCGGCCGTCTTTGTGATTCACGTCAAGATTTTGAGCGCTATCCGGACGGACAAAAAGTCCAAGAAGATCTCCATCAAGCTCCCGGCCAATGACGTATTTGTCCAGCGGTGCTACGAGGCGTGTGCCAAGGACCTCTATGAGAACCCCAGTATCATAGTGGATAACAAGTCCGAGGAGGAGCGCAATAATAATTTGAATGAGAGATTTAATAAGAAAATTTGCGTCGTCATTGAGGACCTGATTCCGACGGCTGAGATTCTGAACACGTACCTGCCCCTGCCAGCGGCCGGTGAGGATCTGGACATGGATCACGATGATGAGGAAAATCCCGAAGAGGAGGACATTCCCGACATAGACGAGGATATTCCACAGGATGATTTATCCACCATCCCTCAAAACACGGGAAATATGGAGTTTGGAAAAACTCCAGGCGGTGTGGATACGGCTGTGACCGTCAACAATTCACTGACGCCACCGAACGTTCCCGGTGCGACCCCCGCCGCAGAGGAGGGGGAGTCCCTGTTTCCAGACGCGCCCACACAAATTCAAAAATTAAACCACACGTAATAACAGAGCCATGGACCAGTACTTTCGTGAGCCTATGAGCGCAGCCGTCATCGCCGCAGCAGCCGTTATCGCGTACATATATTTAACATCAAAAATGAACAATGATGAAAAAAAGAATTCAGATTATTTCAAACCCGCATTCCTGGTCGCCGTTCTCGTGTATTTCATGGTGAGTCAGGGTCAGGGAGATTCGGGACCTGTTTTGAAGGAGCCTTTTTAAAAATTGCAAGAGAAACAACTTAAGGACTATGTCCTTATTTTGGGGTATATGACTACTGTAAAGGCGTTTGATGAAATGATGAACCAGTTCCTCGGAGAGCTCAAGAACGTGTTCCCCGACGAGCCAGACAAGACGGGTCCCGATTGCAAGACGTTCATCAAACAGATGGCACAGTGGGCTGGGCAGATGTCTTCACGTGACGATTCATTCTTTTGTGAGAATAACGAGTTCGCCAAGGATCTAAATCTCCACGTCATCTGGAAGCGTGAGGACTGTACGCCAGCGACCAAGCAGGCTATTTGGCAGTACCTTTCGTCGCTATACATGATTGCGACGACTCTGAGCATGTTCCCACCCGAAACTCTCAGTGCCATCGAGGCGGCTGCTGAGAACTGTGCCAAGAATATGAAGCTCGGCCCCAACGGTCAGCCCGACGAGGCGTCTCTCATGGCGAGCGTAAACAGTATGATGAGTCAGATGATGAGCAGTGGAAGTGGAAATCCCTTCGCGTCTCTTCTCGGACCACCACCGGGTCAGGCTCCAGGGAAGAAGAAAAAGAATATTCGTAAATAGAAGTATGGATCCCAAAGATGTTTTCAAGACAAGCGACCTCTTGACTTTTTGGCCCACGGCGACACAGACAGGTGACCAGCGCGTCTCCGCGACGACTCGTTTCATTCTGTATGCCGTTTGTATCGTGTACATCGTAAATCGTGATTCGCGCATTTTTGCACTTGGCGGAATCGCTCTTGCAATTCTCTATTATATGTGGACCACAAACATGATCAAGGATGGCAAACTTCGCACGACGATCGGCGACGCCCGGTACTCGACGGTTTTCCGTCCAGACGCGACTCTACCGACGGCGGAAAACTCCATGGGGAACGTGCTCTTGAGCGACTACGTGGATAATCCAGACCGCCCAGCTGCCGCGTGGTATCCAAGCGTGCGCACCCAGGTCCAGCAGGTTTGGAGCCAGATTCACCCGTTTGAACGTCAGCGCGATGCCGAGCGCAATTTCTACACCATGCCGGCAAGCACAATTCCCAATGATCAGACGGGGTTCGCTCAGGCGGCGTACGGCAAACCCTTCTCCGCCAAGTGTCACGACCAGGGCGGTGCGGCATGCGATCCAGATCGCTTCTACTCCGCGTTCCCAGAGCGGCCGCAAATGCGTGCCGGTAATGGTCGTTAAATTAAAATATGACAATACAGTAATAATGCCGACTCTTTACACGAGCCCTTTGACCCTTGAGAAGGGCGTCTGGTATGGTCCAGCGCAGGTTGTTCTAGAGGACAAGACGAGTGTCGAGGATTCTCTTCGTGAACAGACGACGACGGCGTGGAAGAAGGGCTGGTCCGAGCAGACATACGACTTTCCAAACACGTACGTGACCCTGCCCCTGCGCGTCCTCGGGTGGAATCCAGTGAATACTTTTGGCGAGTATCAGAATCAGCGTTTCGCTCAGCGTTATTACAACAAGGACCTCAAGACGTGGAACCGCTAAAAAAAAGATACATTAATATCAATATGGACCCCCTGGCCCTGGCTGCCGTTGTTGGTCTTGTGTTTGCCGGAAAGACTCTAGCCGACGGGAAGGAAACTCCCGCCTCGAGTCCCAAGCCGCCAACCACGAAACCCCCCTTGACCCGTCGCGATATCGATATGATGGCTGATTCAGTCGGTCACAGCGCGGATGCATTTGATCTCAGAAATACCAACCCAGATTTTGGACGTCGCATTGGCGATTGGCGTCTACAGCGCAAGGATGCCGTTCCTAATCTCCAGGATGTGACCCCGACGAATTCTCGTTTTCCGTACGGTCAGCCTGTGTATGATCTGTACAATCGCGAATATGTGACGAATAAGCAGAACAACTTGTCCCCCCTCGAAACTCCCATGAACATCGGCCCCGGTCTCGGCGTCGGCTCGAAGGTGCTTGCAGCTGGTGGTTTCCACGACTATTTCCGTGCTTTGCCGACAAATATTAACGAGGAGCGTCTCACGACCCTTGAAGGTCGTGAGGGTCCTCGCAATCCGTTCGTCAAGAGTGGAGGCGCCGCTTATATCGGAGACATCACGCACCAGGCGGCCGCAGGACCGACCACCAGCCGGCAGCGGCTGCCCACCAGCGGGCTTGCGGTCATCGCAGCCAGCCAGTGTGCGCACAGCGCTGCACAACCACTGCCCTCGCGAATCCAGACGGTGAGTTCGCGCGTACCGGTACGCGCGGCGACCGCCTCGGTGCCGAGCTGCGCGGCACTGCTGGCCAGGCGTGCCAGCGCCGCCTCGATCCATGGATCCAGGTCGTCGACTGAAGGCAGCCTGGGCAGGGGCACCGGGTGCAGCGCGAAGCGGATCAGCCCGGCAGGCCGGCTCGGCTGCAACGCCACCGTCGCCGCGTACAGCGCGCTGCCGAGGCGCCAGAGGTCGGCGGCCT